TGAAATTGACTATAAAACTATTGAAAAAAATGAATTGATTTTTAGAATCATGACATTTGATCACATTCCTGATGAACCAGGACGGAAAAAGAATCCAAAAACAATTGCAGATCGCAAAGTTAAGTTGCCGTTTCCTCCGTATCAACATTACAAGTTTGACGAAGATGACAATTTAATATGTGTAGGCAAAAGTCACTGGACTGGAGGCATGGAAAACGGATACTTTAGTTTAGATCACGGTAGAGCAACTAACGAACTTGCTAAAATGTGGATGAAACTTGTTGATAGATATGCAACAAGAGGCAATGTGCGTGGTTACACATACAATGACGAAATGAAAGGACAAGCAATCCTTCAATTATCACAAATTGGTTTACAATTTGACGAATCAAAATCTCAAAATCCTTTTGCTTATTACACTGCCGCTGTTACTAACAGTTTTGTACGTGTTATTAACCTTGAAAAACGAAATCAAAACATTCGCGACGACATTTTAGAAATGAATGACTTAAATCCAAGTTATACAAGACTACATCAAGGCGAATGGGAAGCAGCAGTTCGCAGAGAAGCCGAAAAAGAATAGGTTGACTTTGTAAAAATTACCATTTACAATGTAAGTCTACACGGAGTATAAATTTTGTTTAACAAAGCAGCAGTTTTTACCGACATACACTTTGGTATGAAAGGTAATTCTCGCATTCATAACCAAGATTGCGAAGAATTTGTCGATTGGTTTATTGAAACCGCACAAGAACACGGTTGTGATACTGCAATTTTTTGCGGTGATTGGAATCACAACCGTAACAGTTTAAATTTAACAACCATGGATGCAGGTATCCGCAGTTTAGAAAAACTAGGTGCAGCATTTGATAAGTTTTACATGTTTGCTGGCAATCACGATTTGTATTATAAAGACAAACGTGATGTTAAAAGCACAGAATTTGCTAGACACATTCCAGGTGTAACTGTTGTGGAAGAAATTACACAAATTGAAGATGTTGCACTTGTTCCGTGGATGGTAGGCGACGAATGGAAAAAAGTTGCTGCTATGGATTGCAAATACATGTTTGGACACTTTGAATTACCAAGTTTCCTTATGAATGCTATGGTAAGGATGCCCGATCACGGCGAATTAAAAGCAGAAAACTTGACAAAACCCGAGTATGTGTTTACCGGTCACTTCCATAAACGACAAAGTCAGAAGAATGTACACTACATTGGTAATGCATTTCCACACAACTATGCAGATGCATGGGACGACGAACGTGGTATGATGATACTCGATAGAGAAAATTCAGCAGAACCAATGTATGTTAACTGGGCAGACTGTCCTAAATACCGCACAGTTAAACTATCACAGTTGATTGATGAGAAAGACACACTGATCAAAAGTAAAATGTATCTAAGAGTTACACTAGACTTGCCTATCAGTTTCGAAGAAGCAACTTTTATCAAAGAAACATTTATTAAAGAATACAATTGTCGTGAGATTACACTTATTCCACAGAAGAGTCTCGAAGAAATAAGCACAGATCTTGACATTGAACAATTTGAAAGTGTTGATCAGATTGTTAGCAACGAAATATTAGCAATTGACAGTGAAAACTTCAACAAGTCCTTGCTATTAGACATATACAACGGGTTAGAATGATTAAAATTAAAGATCTTACAGTAAAAAACTTTATGAGTGTGGGTAATGTTACCCAAGCAGTTGACTTTGATGAAGATCAACTAACTCTAGTGCTTGGTGAAAACTTGGATCAAGGTGGTGACGATAGTGGATCACGAAACGGTACAGGTAAAACAACCATTATTAACGCATTATCTTATGCATTGTACGGTCAAGCACTAACAAACATTAAACGTAACAACTTGATCAACAAAACCAACAGCAAAGGCATGTTGGTTACACTCAACTTTGAGAAAAACAACATACAATACCGCATTGAACGTGGTAGATCACCTAATGTACTCAAGTTTTACGTAAACGAACAAGAACAATCACAAGAATTTGACGATAATAGTCAAGGTGATAGTCGTAAAACACAAGAAACTATTAACGATCTGCTGGATATGAGCCACGATATGTTTAAACATATTGTAGCATTAAACACATATACAGAACCGTTCTTAAGTATGAGAACTAACGATCAACGTGCTATTATCGAACAGTTATTAGGTATAACAATACTATCCGAAAAGGCAAACTTGCTAAAAGAACAAGTAAGAGTTACTAAAGATGCTATTACTACTGAAAATATGCGCATTGAAGCCATTAACAGCAGTAATGAAAAGATTCAAACCAGCATTGACCAACTTGTTAATAGACAAAAAGCATGGAAAAGCAAACAAAAGACTGATATTGAACGTTTAGAAAAGGGTATCAGTGAGTTAGAACAGTTGGATATTGAAAAAGAATTGGATAGCCACGACAAACTGCAAAATTGGAACGAACTTAACACTGCTATTGCTGCTTTAAACAAAGAAAAAGCAACATTAGAGAGTGCTTTGATGCGAGCAACTAAGAGTGTAGAGAAAGCAGAGAAAGATATTGCTGATCTAGACGATGCAACTTGTTATACATGCGGTCAAGCACTACATGAAGACAAAAAAGCAGAGATTCTTGCAACAAAGACCAAAGATCTGCAAGATTCAATGGCATATCAAACAGAAGTTGGCGAAAAATACCGTACAGTGCTGAATAATTTAGATGATATCGGTGATATCAACGGTAGACCGTCTACATTCTATGAAACTGCTAAAGAAGCATATGAACATAGAAACAACGTAGATAACTTGCACAAAACTTTGGTAAGTAAAACGCAAGAAGAGGACCCGTACCAGGCTCAAATTGACGATTTAACTAACACAGCATTACAAGAAGTTGATTGGACCACTGTAAATCAGTTGAACAATCTAAAAGAACACCAAGAGTTTCTCCTTAAACTCCTGACTAACAAAGATTCTTTTATTAGAAAGAAGATTATTGACCAAAACTTGGCATATTTGAATGCAAGGCTAACATATTACTTAGATAAAATAGGCTTACCACATCAAGTAGTGTTCCAAAACGACCTAGCAGTTGAAATTACACAACTTGGACAGGACTTGGACTTTGATAACTTGTCAAGAGGCGAACGCAACAGACTAATACTCGGTCTTTCGTTTGCATTCCGTGACGTTTGGGAATCATTGTATCAAAATATCAACTTGTTGTTCATTGATGAGTTGATCGATAGCGGTATGGACACTGCTGGTGTGGAAAATAGTATAGGCATACTGAAGAAAATGACTAGAGAGCGTAACAAAAATGTGTTCTTGATTAGTCACAAAGATGAATTGGTAGGCAGAGTAAACAATGTGCTTAAAGTTATTAAAGAAAATGGCTTTACCACATACGAAAATGATATTGAAATTGTAGAATGATCGAAGATGACACTCACGATAAACTAATACTTGCTGTATTAGATTATTTTGCACTAAATGAAATCTTTCAACAACGTCCTGCGGAATTAAAACGCCGCAAGGTACGTAAAAAGTTGAGTGAAATTCAAAAGTTGTGCAAAGTTCGTCGTGATGAAATCATGGAAGAGCATATTAGAAGCATAGAAGACGGCAGAAAAAATAATAATCCAAAAAAGGCACGTGAGGTACTTGCAAAGAAGTAATTAATGTATGAGTTGGACATACAAAGGTAAACAAATTGACACAATACCAGATGAGTACGAAGGATTTGTTTACTTGATTACCAACTTAACAGACAATCGCAAGTACATAGGCAAAAAATTAGCAAAGTTTAAAACAACCAAGCCACCACTAAAAGGCAAAAAGAACAAACGCAGAGGCCACAAAGAATCAGATTGGCAAACTTACTGGGGAAGTTCAGATAAACTTAATGAAGATGTACAAAATCTAGGCGAACAAAACTTTTCTCGTGAAATACTTTACTTTTGCAAAAGCAGAGCAGAAATGAGTTACATTGAAGCACGAGAACAATTTGATAGGCGTGTATTAGAAACAGATGAATATTACAACGGCATCATCAATGTAAGAGTTGGTGGTTCACAAAAACTACGCCAGGCACTACTAGAACACAAATAGGCTACATAACGGACCCAATTGACGAAAGTCCTCCAAAATCCAGCCGAGGTAAGGCTCGTAGCCGGTGGTATGGAGTGTCCGCGTGAAGAAGTATACTATAGGCTTTAAAAGATTTGGGCTCTGTGAAACAGATACAACCCAAGGGTAAGTGTTTTCGCTTGTTAGGGAATAACTGCCTTCCGTTGATATGACGAATCTAGAGTAGGGGGATACAGGTCAACCGCCTCCGACAATAGGTTGCAAACTATATTTTAAGAATATAGTTTTGAAACTATTGAATCTCTTATAACAAGATGGCTGAAGCGACTCGAATAATGCGCAAAACCATGTTCGCCCGGCAACGGGCGAATTATGACTTCACAATCTGAATAATACTAAATGCATATGCTTACGCATATGCCTTAACTAGTACTATTATCACAAACAAATAGTTCGTGTTGAGCGATAGCGATAACACAGATGAACGTTAGTTCATCTTAAATGTATAAATAACTATAACAACTTTACACTTAAGGACTATTCGCTATGCAAGTATATCAGATTATTGCTGAGGATCATGAAATTGATGAAGCAATTCCTTTTACTAAAAAAGCACGTATGATGAAGCAAGCCAAAAAGGCTGCTAAGGGTGCTACTAAAGATGAAGCACGTCAGATAGAAGTAGAACTACTGACTTATCTAAAAACATCAAAACAGAAAGCAACTGCTGATGCTGTTTTGAAATACTTTGATCAAAAAGGTTTAGGTAATGTTGCTGCACCAATTGTCAAACAGTTCAAGACTAAAGGAAACAAAGCAGCAGATAAAAGTGCTGCCCGTCAAGCAAAAGCACAGGCAGCAGGTGCAGCCGCAGCAAAACTAGGCGGCATGGCTAAAGTTGGCGCACAAAAAGCAGGTGCTGCAATTGGTAAAGCAGCAACAGCAGCAAAAAATGCAAGTGGTGTTGTTCCTGCAGGACAGTTGGGCGGAGCAAAGCCAACATTTAAAAGTGTAAGAGCAAATGCAAGCATGTACGAAGCAGAAGGTGAAGACATCTTGACAAAGCGTGAAGTGCGTAAAATTATCAGTGATGTTGTTGCAAAAGGTTACGGCGGCTCTGCTGGATTTGACAAGAGTAGATTTGCTCAAGACGAACCAAAAGCAAGTTTTAAGTCAAGTCAAACATCTCCTGATGTAGATGCAGCAATTGACATGCTTACCAAAGCCGGTTACAAAATTACAAAGTAATTAAAAGAAAGGCTGCTGAGTTTTCTTAGCAGTCTCTAAATTTTCCTCAATCAGTTTACTCATAACTTCTCGATCTTCGGGAGTTGTTTCATGCGCTTCAGTATAACTTAACCCTCCACGCATGTACCAACAGATTCTACTAAGGTCAAACTTGATTTGCTTGACGGAATTGTCTAGGATCTTAACTTCTTCCATGATTTCGTCAAGTGATAAAGTTAAGATCCTGAGGCGAAAAAATTTGATTGGTCAAAAGTAAATGGTAACTCAAATGTTTTTGGAGCACCAGATGCTTGTTCCTCTTCGGTAGTTGTAATTGTAAACGGTTTGATTTGAAATTTTTTTCTTTGTTCGTCAACGTGTTTCAAAATTGCTTTGTAAACTCCAGTATCTGCATTTTCTAAAAATTCTCTAATGTGTACAGGATTTACAACTGTTTCATCACCTATAGTAATACTTTTTACATTGTTAAAAATAGTTCCAATATTAATTTCAGTTAGTCTATTAAAACTTTCGTTAAATCTTGAAAGTTTATCAATTTCTGATAAGTCTTCGTTGTCAATAGTTCTAAACAACCGTTGTTCTTCAAAAGTTTTTAATGCATTATCAGTGAATGATTTGTAGTTACCTGGTACAACTTCAAAAGTAAATTCGTTGTGTACACAAACTGATTCATACGGTTGTGTAGTAATTTGATCTAGTAATTGTGTTAGGTCAACTTGAAATGCACGTTCTGAATTGGTGTTAGGAGTAGTAAATTCCATATCCATCATTTGACCGTAAGTTGCAATCCTAATAGCAATAAGAATTGCGTCAATATCTATACTCGGAATGCTCCAACCTTTTTTGATATTGGGCATACAATTTTCAATAACACTCACTGTGCTTTGTCCATTTAACAATGCATCAGGTGTTTTGAACATGATTTCATCTTTAGCCGTCATAGCATAAACAGGAAACTCCATTGTTTCAGTTGGTTCTAATGTTCCCTGAGGGTAAAAAGCACCGTTGCTAGGCAATTTGATAAACAGTTTTGGTTGTCTAAAGTGCTTTGCTAACGGATTTGAAGACGTATTGTCCATTATATTTTCTCCGCATAAATAATGTATAGTATATATCTATCATATTTATATGCGCATATAACTTGGAAGTGTAAGTTTGGAAGAAGTTGAAATTAAGAATTATGGCAGGGGCGGTGTTGCCAGTGAAGCAACATTGCAATTACTGCTTGACGCAACTAGAAGCAATAGTGCAAGTGCTTCTGCGGCTGCAAGACAGCAGCAGCGTATTCAAGAAAACTATAACAAAACTCAAAAAGAAGGCGCTGGCATATTTAAAAAGACTGCTGATGCTGCAAAAGGACTTGCAAAAGAATTTGCAACAGGTGGTGACAGAGTTAGTGACTTTAGCAAACACATCCTTGGAACAAACAGTAGTTTACAAAGTTTAATTGATTATGCAGATGGTGCAGTTGATCAATTTAGAAGTTTAAGCAGTGTTGGTGCAGGATTTAACAACAGTATTTTTGACATGATTAAAACTGCTGGTACTGCTGGTATGCGTTTAGATGAATTTTACAGAGTTGTTCAAGAAAACAGTGAAACACTACGTATGTTAGGTGGAAGTGTTACAAGAGGCGCAAAAGAATTTGCAGACTTGAGCAAAAGTGTTAGAGCAGGTGATTTAGGTCAACGTTTGTTTGATCTTGGCTTTACAATGAGCGATGTTAATGACGGAATGTTAACTTACATTAGTAACCAAGCATTGCAAGGTAGACTTGAACGTATGAGTCAAGCACAACTGATTAAAGGCAGCCAAGAATACCTTACAGAAATTGATGCACTTGCAAAAGCAACAGGTCTAAGCAGAGATGCATTAATGGATCAAACAAATGACTTGCAACAAAACGCAACGTTCCAATCTTTAATGGCAAGAGCCAGCGAAGAAGGTGCAGACAGTTTAAGCAAGAACATGGCTGTTGCTGCACAAATGTTACCAGGCTTTGCAGATGATTTAGTGCAAATCAGTAGAGGTACAGGCGGACTTACTGATTTAGGTAAAGCACTTAATCAAGTTGATGGCGGACAAGCATTTATAGATTTAATGATGAATGCAGGAAATTTAGAACCAGATGCATTTATTAGACAAATGAGTGCGTTAGGTCCTCAAGTTGCTAATTCGATTACAAGTCAGTTTAGTCCAGAACAAATGAGATTACTGGAAGGAACTCCACTAGGAGCATTGTTTGATACATTAGTTGGCTTTAGAAGAATGGGCAACATGGATGCAGATGCAATGGTTGCTGAACAAAGCAGAAGCGATCGTATTACAAGTTTACTTGCAAACTTTGAAAGTGCTATCCAACGATTTAGAAGTGGAATAATTGACAAACTACTTGAAAGCGAGTTTGGTACTAAAATTGGTGAGTTAGGTACTGCACTTGCTGATGCTGCCTCAGCAATGTTTGGAGAAACTGTTAGCGGCACAGACGGACCGGTTGGAAAAATGAGCGGTGCATTTGGTACAGCATTTAACAATTTGTTTGGACCGGAAGGCAAACTTACAATGGCAGTTGCATGGGCAACTAATTTAGTTAACGACATGACATCTAGTGAACAACCGTTTACTGTGTTTAAAGATCGAGTAGGCGAGTTAGGAACTAGATTAAAAAATTGGTTCACTGATATGATATTAGGAGAAGAAGTTGCTGTTGGATTTGAAGGTCCAGAAGCAATAATGGAACGCCGAGGCGGGCTTATAGAAAGTATTAAAAACGGATTTGTCAGTATTTTTGAACAAGGCGGATATGCAGAAAAAATTAAAGAAGGGTTCTTTAATATATTAGATACTACTAAGACAATGATTTTAGAATACGCTGGGTTTCAAACTGGTGAAAATTCTAAAACAATAATGCAACAACTTGTTGAAAAAGTTTTTGGTCCAGCAACCGAAGGACAAGAAAACATGAGTGTATTTCAACGTATTGTAGACGAATCAGTTGCAGGTATCAAAGCAGCATTTGAAAGTCCGGCATTTCAAACAAAAATGGATTCTTTAATTGAAACATTAAAACCAATTATGGAAAAAGCAATTGCTAGTTTGATGAATGCCTTAAATGAAACATGGCTAGGTTTCTTAATTCCTGATTCTGCTACAAAAACATCTGAAGAAATTATTGCAGATTTAACAGCAAGAATTGCAAACCAAACAAATGTTGTAAACACAGCAAGAGAAAGCAATGATCCTTTAGCAGGATATATGGTTTCAGGAGCAGAACAAGGACTTTCTGCTTTGTTAAATAAATTTAAAGAAGCAGGTGGTGATATAAGCACTCTTACATTGCCTGAAGGATTTAGACGAGTTGGAACTCTAAGAGCAACAGGAAGATCAACAGAACCAGAAACAACTGTAACTAGAGTTAATCAAGGCGAACGTGTTCTTAATCCGTCTGAAACTGCCGCCGTAAACGACCTTCCAGGTGCTATTAACCAACTAAATACACTTACAGCACAAATTAGGGACTTGATGACTGTGAGTGTACAGCATCAAGAAAAGACTGCTAGAGGCATTAGAAAATTAGGA